AACACCATCGACAATAGAGTTGCACCGGCACTGCCGTTTTTAAACACCACCGCAGGTGAACCGCTAGAAGCTGTCTTTACATAGAAAGCTTTTAAACGAGTTCTACCACCCAGCACTGTTCCGGTAGCTGTAACTGTTTTTGCTGTGATAGAAGCAGCCATTCCGCCCTCCTATTAAGCAAGGTTGTTGTTCTGCTGATACAGGATTGTAAAGCGAACAAGACCCGCGTTTGTTGCAGCAGAAGCTGTCACAGTCAAACGAATGTCTGCTGTACCAGTGTCCTGCCAAGCTAATGCAGCACCAGCCTGAGTTGTTGGGTACTTACGCCCAGCAGTTGTGCCGCTTGCAAAAGTGTTCAGAATTGTAGCTGCACCTCCTACAGTATCACCGATACTAAGGTTGGTTGTAGCGTTAGCGGCTGTAATAACGTCAATCACACAGTCAATAATCTGAGAGTTTGCAGGGATAACAACATCAGTAACTTGAGCAGCTAGAGCGCCGCCTGATAGATCTGCTGAAAATGTTTGAGCCATAACAACTTGACCGACGTTAGCAATGTTTGAGCCGAGAGTCGTGCCTGTTGTGTTCTTGATAGTTCCGGCCTTAATAGGACCAGAGAAAGTAGTGGTAGCCATTTAAGTCTCCTGTCGTGGCTAGTGTCAACCGCCCAATGCAGTTGTCAGGAATAAAACATTGTACAACAAAAAAGGGCAGCATGGAAGCTGCCCTTTAATATCATTTTGCCTACACTTATGCGCCCGGTGAACCGAACACTGCGCGAGGATCTGAGAAGCCGAAGCTGTAACGCTCACGAGCTTTGTACCGCATGTTGCCAGTGTCGAAGTCTGGGTCCATTGCAGTTGACAGAGCCATACGCTCAAAGTGCTTGAAGCCGTTTGGCGCATCAGTCTTAATGAAGAATGCGTCTGTGTCAGTTAGGAAGTCGTTGACTACATAACCGTCTGGAAGCATGCCCATTGAGCGCAATGCGTTTGTGTCGTTGTCTGCTGTACCTACCCGAAGGTTTGATACCATAAGACGCTCGGCAACAAACTGAAGCTGGCGAGGAACGATAAGCTTCATGCCTTTAAGGGCAATGATCAAACCGCGCTCGTCAGTGAAACCAGCAATGCTGATGAGAGAGTCTTCAAGAGAAGTCTCATTCAGGTCAGCGGCAGTTGCTGGCTCATTGGCGAATGTGCCACCGTTTGTAAGCGGGTGGTTAGTGGCGCAGAGAGCAACACCGTCACCACCAGCAAATGCGCCAGCGGAGAAAGCGTTGTTAAGAACTGCGGCAGCTTTAACCTGCTTTGTGTGTGCCATTGAACGAGCAAGGGCACGAGTGTACCGAGAAGCAAGACGATCGTAAAGATTGTCCTCAACTGCTTCTTCAGTGATTGAGAAGGCCATTGCCACTGTCTCGTGGTTGTAACGAGCAGTGTAAGCTTCGTTGGCATCGTCAAAAGTGACACCTGTGCCTTCACCCTTAACAGGTGCTGCACCGAAACCTGACAGCATCACCTCTTCTTCAAACGCCCGGTCTGATGACTCGGTGTCGAAGATTTCAGCATGCTGACCTTCGTATCGGGTGTATTCCATTCCAAAGAGAGCGTTTAGACCGGGCTCTAGTTCTTTGGCAAGTTGTGCGCGAGAAATAGCCATTATCTAACTCCCTATGAAATTGCCGCTTCAGAATCGGCCTGAAGCAATGCATGGTTGTTGATCATCACAATCATAGGAATACCTGCGGCTGCAAAGTCTTCGTTGTCTACATCATCAAGAATGCCAACAATCTTCAAAGGAAGAGAGGCGTTTGATGAGTCTAGTGTAGCAACATCCATCTTTGCGGATGAGATTCCTGTGGTTGTACTTCCGCTTGCGCCGCCATCCAACTGTGTGTTTTCAAAAATAGCTGCTTTTGCGGTTGCTTCATCTGTAATTGTCGCATCAGTAGCGATAATGAAGCGCTGAAGTGGGTTGTCATACACAAATCCTGTGATCGGGAAATTTGTGTCTGCACTTCCTGAACCGGCCCATGTGTTCGAGAACACTTTCTTTCCGGTAGTGGCTGAAACATACTCACATCCTTGGAACACGCCAACAAAAGCCACGGTGTCTCCTGAAGCAGAGCCAACAACGATTGAACCACCGTTGTCACACTTTACTGGAGTACCTTGGAATATTGCTGCTGCGGAACTGCCGATGGGGTATGCATTTACACCACTTGTAGCTGGAGCGCTACCAGCAGTGTTAATCGGCTTGAGGCCGAAGGCAACATTAGTGTTTGCCATTGCTTACTCCTTGTTTTGTAGGAGGTCAGCCATCTGACTTACCTCCGAATGATACACGGCTTTTCCTATCCGAATGGATAGGCATTGAGGGATGTTGTTCCCTCATCAGGCTTTGGTCCACGGCTTCCATTTGTTGACGGGTCTGCTCCCGATAGTATTCAGTTCGCTCTTCTACCGTTTCCTCTGGGATACGAGCAAGCATTAAGCCACCTACTCCTATTACACCTGCATGCTGACCATCATCGATAGTTGGATACTTACCAGCCATCTCAGGATATTCGTCAGCCCGTACAGGCTCCCAACCTTCCCGAAGCTTGGCGTTTACATTCATCTTGTCATCCTCACCACGAAGTGATGTACGAATCCAACGATGTTGGTAACCGTCCGGTGCTTTCGGGGCCTCCAATTTTGAAGGCGGTGCCCAAGGCTTGCGCCGCTGGGTCTTAGCGCGAGTTGTCGCTTCGCGTGGCGTTCTTGTAGAATCAGTCATCTCTTACTCCTTAACATACTTAGCATATTCTTCAAGCGGAACATTTAACCTTTTCGCTATTGCGATCTGCGAAGGAGTCAATTTGACTGTTCTGCGCCCCTTTCCTGACGGTGCTTTAGAAGCACTGGACTCCGCAGAAGCGACTCGGGGTCCAGAATCACCGCGCTTTGTTTCCTTAAATTTTTGTGGAAACTCTGCACGAATCCTCTTGTCAAGTTCATTATAGTACTCATCGGACGCTGGGTCAAATCCTTCGTCCTCGATTAACTGTCTGTGTACGCCAAAAGCAGCGTATGTCATGGGTTGATCAGTGCCAAACCATTCATTACTAGAAGCCCAAGCCTCCGCTTTCGGATCAGGTGGAGCAGGTTGTTGCGCCGCTTGTTGTTGCGGAGCCGGAGCATTATTTGCTTCTTCTTTGGCAACACTGGCTCTTTCTTGCCTTTTTCGAGCTTGATCCAACTGCGCTTCGTCTAGAGCTAAACGACTTATGTTCTTTTGAGCCTCGAACATGCCGTCGGCATCGCCTTCTTCGTAAGCTTTTTGGTACGCTTGTTTAGCAGCCTCCGCCTGTGATTTAATTCTAGTGTCAAATTCACCGACGTAAGATTGATCCAAAGACTCTAAACGATTTTTTAGCTCGTCGTTCTGTTTCTTTACTTCTGCTGCAAAGTCAACAGCGGCTTTTCTTTGAGCTTCCTCCTCACGATACCTGTGCGTTAATTTATTAATTCTAGTCTGCACAGATTTAGAATACTGCTCAATCTCATCTTCTTTTGACTCGGATCCTTCCTCTTGTTGCTCCTCTTCAACAACCTCGAGCTCCGCAGAAGTATCATCCTCTGCCTCTATAACTTCGATTTCTTTTTCTTCAGTTTCTGCGGCGTTAGTTGACACAACTACCCTCCGTATGACTTGATATCGTCTGGATCGACGATGGTTGCGATGACTTCGTCATCGTTGATAATGCGGACTTCACCGCCCTCGATACTAAACCGAGATCCAGCGTAGCGCCCGATACACACCCAATCACCCACTTTACACCAAGGATCACCGCCACCAAATTTGTCGGCATCTTTGTATGCTAGAGGTCCAACCTTGACGACATAAGCCACAACAGTAGCCTTTGACTCACGGTCTCTAACTTGATCAGGAACATAAATACCCCCTTCAGTCTTATCACGGCCCATATACGGCATGACTAATATACGCCATCCAGTGGGTTGTGGAATTCTTTCTGTAAGGGATTTTTTCTTTGCGGCCTCTTCGGCCTTCTTTTTCGCTTCGCGTTGCGCGACAACGTAGTCAGGTACTATCAGTGTCTTCGACATAATTCACCTTTTTCAGCAGGGCCTTTAATTCATCAAGAGCATAAGCGACACCCTGTATTTCGCCGACTCTTGCCTTGTAGTCCTCCCAATCGGAAACACTACCACTTGTGATGGATTGACTTATGTCATCCATCCTATCAATCAATCTCTTGTTGTATTGACTAATAAAATTATAAACGTCCATACATGCCCCTTATTTCTTTTTTATAGCGCCCCCGCGCATACGACGCATAGCCATCTTCTTGGCTTTGTTCATGCCGCCCATCATTTTTTTAGCTACTACATTACCACCACGATTGCGGCGCATAACTTTCTTTTTAGCTCCAGCCATTTTCTCGTTTCCTTCTTCGGGTTAAGATTAGACCTATATAATCGTCTTTTGTGTAGTTTTCGTAGTATCCCATTTTCTCTAGCTTTTTGCTAGCGTCATCTAACTCTGACAACCTTTGTATGAATACCATTGTAAAATCTGTTTGAAAAGCTAATAACCATAAATCTATCTTATTAGCAGCGAACCATTCATTCATTACCACACATGCGGCTTCAACTTGATCATAAGGCTGTTCTGCATTTTCCTCAACACAAATAACAACCGAGTGGTTAGACGTAAATCTTTTGCACTGTGCTACTACAGTCTTCCACAGATCTTCCTGATCCAGACACTCAACAACTTTTAACCTATCGTCCTGTAGTGCCTTCTTTGCAAAAGGACAAGGAGCAAAGCCAGCTTGTGCGTCAACCACACTTAAATCAGTGTGCACCCAATTCTCTATTAATTCTCTCATTCTTGCTTAATTTCTTAAATTATCAAACATATCACCAAAGAAACTAGAAGAGCCGCTTGGAGAGTAAATCTGTCCACTTGGTTTTCTTTTGCGCTCTCTCATCCCGAACCTCTCAAGGAAGCTGTCAAAAGCACTGGTCTCAGGAACAGGCTGATACATGTTGCCCCCAACATTTTTGAGGTTTGAGTAATCTACTTGAGCAAATTGATTAGCTGTTGAGGAACCACGACCTAGCTCCATGCCGTATGGTTCAAGTATATTATTTAACTCATCCGGCGTTAACGGAGTCTGGTTCGGCATCCCCGGGCCGTACATGTTTTGATCGTCGGGTAAATTTTCTCCGTCAACAACCGACTTTATCATTCCCTCAAGATCGCGAAAACCAGCCGTTCTAGGATCCTCACCAAAAAGTCCCGCTAACTGTTCGCCAGCGGTGGTTGCATTAAGAGAGCTTTGCGGCCCACCAAACAGGTTCGTTCCAAACACTGCACCTGTTTCTTTATCCACAGTAATCGTCCTACCATCTGGCAGTGTTTCAGTTGTTGCGCGGCTAAAACCCGGCTGGAGGGTGTTGTCAACAGGAGTAGATACTGTTTTCTCTCCAGTCAGAGGATGCTGACTACGCTTTTCCTCAAAACCTGTTGTATTTACTGGAGCAGTGCCGATTGGAGTAGGTTCTGGGGCTGGGGCCACAGGAGCGAAAGCACCAACAAGCGCATCTTTGGCTTGAGTTGGATTTAACCCACCGAGAAACTGGCCTAGAATACCACCACCCGGGCGAGGGTTATTAGGATCAAAAGAATCAAAACCAGTCACACCGGGCAAGCCGTACTCTTTAGTACCCAACTGAGCCAAGGCCATTCCAATGGGTCCACCAACAAGACCCATTGCTCCACGAGCAAGCATTTCACCTGTGCCTTGCTTTCGAGCCTGCTCCATCACAGGACCATATGCGGTCTGATAATTCGCTTTTTGCACTCCCGAGCGTAGCTGACCCGTAGGAGCGGTATCAAATTGACGGTTATAACCAAGCCGACCCGGAGTGTTTGTTGGATTTGCAAATTTTGAAAACTGGTTGTTCGCAATAGAAGAACGAGTATTTAAATCCATTAAATTTGAGTAATCAATTTTAGATGGATCTATGCCAAGAACTCGACTAAAAATTCCATCTTTTCCGTAAGGATTTTTATCGGTGATTTGATTTACGGCATTAAACGAAGCTCTCACATGATTTTCGCTTAATCCACCTAAATTATTCGGCCCACCATACTCTTGCTGACCGAACGAGTCGTCATGCATGCCAAAGTTATCCGACATTCCGCTAGAAGCCGAGCCACTAGAAGCCGAGCCGCCGACGCTGTCTACTGTATCAGTGCCGTCTTCCCTGCCCATTAGCTAACTCCACGGAACTTTCCACCTTGGATTGCTTTGCCCATGCCACGACATGACATGTACTTGCCATCCTTGGCATTTATTTCTGCCTCTTGAGCTTCACGGAGCTTCTTGGAACGATCGAATTTTTTTCTCATCCGCTCCTTAGTCTCTTCGTCTTCTTCCTTGGTCTGGGGCTTTGCAACTGATGACATGTGTTTCTCCAATGTCTCTGACCCGCCGTCTTTGCGACCACGGGCTTTCTTCATAAGTTTCTTTGCGGAAGAACGGTTGATACCAAGATCATCTGCAAACTGATTTATTCTTGGTCCTGCCATTTCTTTCCCCAGTTAATGATCTCGTCTATGGTACGCCCACAGCCGATACATCTTACACGTTCTTCGTCTAAGACACAAATACCTACACACGGGCTAGGTTTATTTGTGCTCATGGCCCATCCAGATTCCAAAAACGCCAGTCATGGCACCAACCACCACCGAAACAAAGGCTGATTGCTGCGAAGTTGGGTCTGGTAAATCCATAAACCATTCGGCGCAGCGCCAAGACATTATCGTACTAGCCAGCATCATAAATCGCGGCAGGATCTTCCACCTGAGAAAAGTCTCGACAGACATTACTTACACAGATCTTCATACTTGGTTGTGTGCACTCTGTGCTGCGCCATGTCACCTACATGATTATTCAAAAACAGCATGTCTAATAGTCTCCGTAAAAAGCTCATTTGGTTAACCCCTTTGCCTTCTCGAAGCTACGCATTCCCCCCAAACCAAGCATACCCAACAAGACAGTCATTAGGCTGTCCATATCAAAAGATGGATACGCTACTGCCTCAACACCCATATATGCAGTCACTACATCCATAGTCGGGAAGACCAAAAAGTGAGCGAATAGGGCCAAGCTACAGCACCATCCCACGCTCGGTCGCCAACCCGCCACAAA